GCCAGCAGCATCACATTCACCAGATGCGGCGTGCAGAAGAAGTCGGGAGTGCCGGTGCCCTTGAACTTCTCGCGGGAGTAAAGGGCAGCCGTGATGATCGCCTCGGCGTAGATGTAGTTCTCGCCGAAACGGGAAGCGGTGCCGGTACCCTGAAGCTCGTTGCGGGCAGCCTCGATGTCCACATCATAGTGGATGGTGTAGAGATCGTCGTCATTCCAGATAGAACGGACATGCTCCTCAGAGATCTTGTGCTCATCAGCCTCATCGCGACCGTCACCGATCAGGATAGCGGTAGCGACCTCTTCCAGCAGAGTCTGACGCATCACACCGTACTGGTACTCGACCACATCGAAATCGGTGATGTCGATGATGTCATCGCGGTGCATGGAGTCAGTGATGTAGATTGTCTGCGGATCGGTGGTGCGCTTCATCAGCTTCATGTTGCCGGAAGGAACCTTCTTCTTGCCCTTCTGATAACCATGCGCGCGGATATCATCGCCGCGGACATCCATGTTGCGGGTACGGATACGGCCGATAGGGCTCTTGTGGACCTTGTTCATGACCACATTGACCCAGCCCTGGTCACGGGTGATGAGCTCAGGAGCGCCGGTGCGCAGATCCTTATACTCGGGGAACAGGGCCTCGATGTCGTCGATACCGTGCTTCAGAGTATCGTTATGCTGCTCGGCGTAGAGCTTCATAGCCCCCTGAAGAGTGCCGACGCTCTTGAGCTTGGCGCTGGCGATGATCTCGGTCTGAGCGGAATGGCTCAGGGTGATCGCCTGATTGTCCTCAGGCTTCTCGAAAACATTGTGTTTCATAGTCTTGTCTCCTCCTTCGGATTTGTCAGAATGTTCGATGTGGCCGTCATCCTTCTTCTCTTCGCCATCATCGTCGTCAGAATCGCTGTGGGCCATAGCATTGGCGAGCAGAGCAACCACAACGGTCTTCTGCTTTTCGGTCAGGCTGTTGATGACATCTTCAACGGTGTCGCCATCAGCTTTGCCTTCATCTGCATGGGCGAGCGTGATAGGTTCGTTGGCGCAGAAGATGACTTCCTGCTCAGCGCCCTCTCCATGAGCAAGATCGACAAAGTCGATGAATGCTCCGGGATTTGCACCGGCGACCACAAGGCTCAGCTCCTTGATGTCACCATGCATCACATTTCCGCCCTGCTGCTTCAGGCCGTTGGCATAGATAGACAGGGAATCCACATCTCCGTGCTGCACGATCAGCTTAGCAGCCTTACCGGCAGCAGTTTCGTTGAGTGTGCAGTAAGCGTAAACGCCATCCTCGCGGTTCTCCAGCAGTGCATGGCCAAGAATATTGGTCGGGTCGTCATGCTGGTGATTCCATACGAGGGGGACGGTCTTTCCGTCGCAATGTGCAAACGCATCACGACGAATGGTGCGGCCATCACTGCACACAAGGTCATTGCGCGTCGCCCAGCCGCTGAAGTCGTACTTAAGTTTCTTCTCCATTTTGATTGTTGTCCTCCTTCGGTGTTGATGCCGGCGTGCTTTCCGCCGGTGCGCTCAGATTGCTGTTGCGCAGCTCGTCCGCCTTTGGGTCGGAAGAAGGCTTCATGCCGATCTTCTGCCGGATCTCATTCGAGGTCATGACCTCGTTGCGGGTGAACTTGTCAGTCATCTCAGCGATCTTATCGACAGGCACCAGCTTGAAGGGATCTCGGAAGAACAGGATGGACTGCTTTTGCGACCGAGCAGTTTTAGTGAGGAATTTCCTCTTGATCTCATCAACAATGGCAGAGAGGATTGGCTCAACGATTCGAGTAAGGTAGTTCTGCATCGTCTTGTCGTCGGCAGAGCCATCCAGAATGCCCTGGGTCAAACCTAACTGGCTGTAAAGCATACTCGTCAGGTATTCGATCTGGGACATCAGGTTGTTCTCGACGGGGCGATTCAGTTGGACCACATGCTCAGTTCCGTCAGTGTATGCAACACCGTATTTGGAGCTGGCTAACTGGTTCTCGATATCTTGTCGGCGCAATTCCGCCTGTTGACGACGTGCTTCTGTCTTGATGACATACGGCAACTGAATAATGAGGTTCAGCTTTCCGGAACTGTTCTGCTCGTCAATGGCGTCCAGCAGGTTCAACTTTCGGATAAGCCGCTGCATCGTAGAGTTCGGTTCATTCATGACAGCATAGAAAGGATTCTCCACAATGCCGACGGTACTCTTGGGGACAAGAATATCCTCTTTCTCACCGCGCTGGTCATTGTAGACGCGAACCTTTACATGCTGCGGGAACCATTCAAGAATCTTGCCGGTCCGCATCGTCTCGATGTCAATGCCGCCGGTTTTCTCAGGATCAAAGTTTGTATCAACAGGGATGATAGCAACGCAGCCCTCGTCCAGCATCGACATAACAATGTCCTGCATAAAGGCCCTTCCGGTCTGGTCAATATTGGCTTCTACCGTTAAACAGTTATTAAGCCCACTCTCGATGACCTCCTTGAATCGGTCGCTGCCATCCAGTCGCACATGCTGAACGGTCATAGACGAGACATCCAGCGCAATACGGTTATAGACCGAGGTAATGATCGAGCGCTCATTTCCACGGCTGAAGAGTGGACGGTCGGGGCGATAACCGTAACTCGGCCCAATCGACATCCGAGAAACATAAGAATCTCGGTTCATGAATGTATTCCATGCGTGCTTTAGCCGCGTGGCAACTGTCATTTCCATTCGGAACTCATCACCTCCTTTATGGCATAAAAAATTCCGCAGACCGTTCAAAGTCTGCGGAGCATGGTAAATGATTTAGCTCTCCATTGTTCCCTATTCAAATGCTTCCGGATTCCGCTTGTAAGCGATATAGGCATCCATCATAGCCGACACAGCGTCGATCTTCTGCTCATACCGCTTCTTCATCAGCTTCCGGTTTCCATTGGTATCTTCCATGGCGATGCAGTTACCCATAGCATAGGTCATCAACTCTTCGTCAAAGAGGAGCATCCGGTCTTCGGCCAGCTTCTTCAGCTCACCCAATGGAACGGACTCCGTCTTCGCGCCCTGAATGACTTTCTCAATGCCGAACGGGCCGTTCTCAGCCGCCCAGCGTTCCACAAACTCCTTGGCGTTATATGGGTCATAGCCAAAGCAGCGGACATCATACCCACACGCAACGATGTACTCGTCCAAGTCCTCATAGACCTGCATCGGGTCCAGAACCGTTCCATCCAAAACGACAAGACTACCCTCATCCATAAACTGCTCGTACTTATTACGCATAGCAGCGGGCAGCTTATTCAGTGTTCTGGAAGTAATGTAGTTTCGGGTCTTCACGCCAAAGGAACCGTTACGCAACGGGAACAAAAATGTGAACGAACAGAAGTCGTCACCCTGAGAAAGGTCTCCGCCCAGCGCGCAGGCCATCTGCCAGTAATCGCGTTTGCGATGCGGCAGTGTCTCTTCGTAGGTGAAGTAATAGGTATAACCCTCCATCGGCAGTCCGAAACGCTTGGCAAGAATATCATTCCTTGCGGCAGGCGCTTTCTCGGCGCGTTCCACATCAAGCTGATAAGTCTCGTAACTTACAGTCTTTCCGATGTTCGGGTTCGCCTTCATCCACATCTCCGGATAGCCGACCTCGTCGACAGAGTCGAGCTTGTACCACCAGATCGAAACATGCGGATTTGGATAATCCCCCTTGAGAATGCTCATAAGCTCCATTTTGATGGTGTCGCCGGCGCCATTACGAACAGTACCCTCCGAACTGGTGGCCACGATCAGATAGTCGTCCACCTTGGAAGCGCCCTGCTCGATAGCGCCGATAACATCCTCGCGAATGTCGCCGGAGAGCCACTCGTCTACGGTTGCGATCTTGCATCGAAGACCTTGCAGCTTGTTGATCGACATAGGGCGGATCTCAATGAGAGAGCCGGTCAGAAAGTTCTCAATGCCTTTCTTGGTCGAGGCCAACTTGACGCGATTGGCCTGCGAACCGGTCGTGTTCTGAAGTGAGCCTTGGGTCAGAAATTGGAATACGGGGCCGCGGGCTCTTGTAATGGCAGTGCGGATTGGTGACATGACCTCTTCGGCAAGCTTCATGGTTGGAGCTGTCGTGATCTGATGGGTCGTACTTGTGTCCACATTCTCAAAGAATGATTGGATGCACGAATCATAGATCGACTTAGCGGCGCCTCGTCCGACGATCAGGTATTGCTTGTTCACAAGCCGCTTCTTGATCATCTTCTTGACATAGTGCCCACCTCGTCCGTCAGCGTTCGGCTCATAGACCGTGCGCTCCACAAAGTAATACCATCCGAATACCTGCTCGCCCCACAGCTTGAAGCTGTCAAGGAGGTGAAGATCGGAACCATCCGTCAAGGTCATCTCTGCCTCGCAATACTTGATCCAGCCCTCAACAGCTTTATCATCGTAATAGATTCCTGGATTTGCGATCAGATCGTCGATCCGGTTCATCTCCATCGAAATCTCTTTGCAGACAGGGATCTCACCCCGAATCACCGCTTCACGAAACTTTCCGTAATACCGGGGAACAGCAGTATTCGACAGGGCCATTCAGTATTACCCCGCCTTCTTCTGCAACTGCTGAATTGCGAGAGCAATGCTCAGAGCCGAGCTGCCGACAGCCAAAACCGTTCCGGCGTTGTCAAGCACATCAGAAAGATAGCGGCGGCCTTTAGACACCGACTCCTTGGCAAACAGATCGTTGTACTGCCGTTCCAAAAGCTCGCGGTTGATCTGATCGCGAAGCTCCTTGTCGGTCTTCTTGCTCAGGTCCATCCGCTCTTTCTTCGTAGCATTGCGGCTGTCCTGATCCATCTTCTTCGCCCGATTGACAAGTTCGGAAGTGGCATCCACAGCTTTCTTGGTCGGCTCAAGCTTGGAGGGCGGGGTCGGCTTTTTAGTCAGATCCTTATATTTGTTTTCCAGAGATAACCGATTGATTGCCTTTCTAAGGTCTTCATCTTTCATCTCTTTCACAGGATCTTTCTTCTCCTGCTGTTGAGCGCGGCGTTTTCCCTCAGAAGTGTAACTGCCGTCTGAATTCTGAAAACGGCGAACGCCCCATTTCTGGCCTTTGATACCATAGTGGCAAAGTTCATCCATTTTGACTTTCCTCCTCTCTTGCAGCATTATCGGCCGCCACGAAAAGCCGCCACTCAAACTCGCTGATTTGACGGTTCATCGCGTCAACAGCAGAGGAAGCGGTAGGCAGGTCGAAAAGCAGCCGAACTTTAAGGTGCATATAAGATTTTACAAGGGCAAGCCGACCAGGGTCATCCTCCAGAAAGTCAGACCACTTTTCATCAGCCCCTGAAATGGCAAAGCCTTTCTTCGGGCCAACTCCCATCTGTCCAAGAATGGAAAAGACAGAGTTGATGTGCATGATAAGGTCAGCATCAAAGTGAGTGTAACTCTCGTCAATTCCGAGAAGCTTTTTCACCGATGTCAGGATGCTTTCAGTCGTATCCATAGATGCACTCCTTACTTGGAAAGGGCAATGTACTTTCTCATACAAAAGCCCTCGACCCCATCAGAAGTGCGAACTTTGTAAAAGTCTTCCGTGGACGCATCCAAGTCAACGCAGACCTGTGTCAGCGCGTCAATGACGACCGCAACATCTGCGTTGATGTCAGGCAGCTTACGCACATTCAGATAGAGACAGCCTGTAACAATGCCAGAGCCAGTATGCGGCTCATTGACCGCTTCTGCCTCAGTGCAGAGTTCCGTCACATCCTGACGCTTACCGCGAAGCTCCTGAATGATGTCCTGCTTGCGAGGATTATTCTGCATAGTCGGTTCCTCCTTTGGTTTAATGTTTCCAGGGACAAGTATCGTTCCTTGTCCGCTGCGGTGGTTCGGTGAGCAACAGATTTTTGTCACCGTAGTGAATTGCCTGATGCGTCTCATGGGTCGTTGTGATGAGATACTCAGGGTCGAGCAGAATGTCTGTCCGTTCCAGAAGGTCCCTCTGCCGAATCGGGTTCAGATGGTGAATGATGACTCGACCAAATATCTCGTGACCTTCGATGCCAAGGTCGCAGCCAAGATCTCTTGCAATCACCGTGTCTCGGATCTTCTTCCATTCCAGCGACCTGTAAAAGACCTGGTTCATATAACGGTCGAAGCCAAAAGTCGTTTCGCCGACGATGCCGTCAAGCCGAAGATACTCAAAGCGATCTTCAAAGGTTGGAAGAAGAACAAGCTCTGAATAGCTTTTAATATTCATCCTCTTCGTCCTCCTGCCCCTGATAGCTCTTCATAGCCTTGGCCGCCTTGAGGTACAGATCCTCCATCTTGGCGGAGGACTCGATTGCTTCGGCCTTTGCCGCGGCAAGATCCCTCTGCTTCTCAAGCAATTCTTTTTCGATCTGGGCTCTGGTGGAGCCGAGTTTCAGAAAATGGGAAATCACCTGAGAGGAAGCAGTGCCGTTGCGCATTTGCTCTTCGGCAACATCAATGGCTAAGGCGATCAGTTGCTTCTCTCTTGCTTCGGGAGTAAGAGCCGCACGGGATTTAGGTACTTTCTCAGATGATCTTGAGGCCTTTGCCATCCTTGCCACCTCCTCTCGCTGTGTTTGATCATGGTATTCACTGTGTTTTGCATCACTTATTTGGACTTTGAGACAGGGCTTGAAAGAACCCACAGAACTGACTGGCTGAACAAGTTGAAAGGAGAAATCCCCAAATGAAAGATGGAGGTAGAGAAAGCACTTGCATGACCCGGTCGTGGCGATTCCATGGAAAGAAGAATACATCAGGAGGTGAAATATCAGCCCTGTGGGCCCGTTCAAACCCTGTCTCATCGCCCAAAACTCCCGCCGGCTGCCCCCAACCCCGAAAAACATTTTTCAAAAATATCCCCCGGAGAATTTTCAAAGACCGCCGCGATGCAGAGGGGGTGCTGTTTTTGCGCCCCCCCCCCCTATACCTTTTAGAAAGCAAGGTAATCTCGCTAAGCAAAAGGTGACTTGGAGTTAAAACTTATCGTATTGTAAAAGCAGAGCAAAAGATAAAGCCTCCCGATTTGAGCGAAAGAGGCTGCTAAAGCCTTTATGCACTCACGGAAGGCGAATCCTTTGTGTCTGCTTTTACTTTTTTGTAGATCCCAAGGGGATCGTATTTGATGATGTCGTCAATGGCACGCTCAAGTTCCTGTTCGTTTTCAGCATCTGAAAGCTGATCGGAAGTCCTGGCTATACGGGCCAGGTAAGCGCAAGAGTGATAGCCTTTGCCTTCATCAAAGCGATACCAAGCATCGTACTGGGTAAAGGGATCATACGGATTATCTGTCGTAGTTAGCGCGCATGATTGAGCCATTTTCTCTCACTTCCTTTCATGAATTCAGATACTTGGAAACGGCAGAAGTCGAAATTCCCAAAGCTTCAGCGATTTCAGCATTTGTGTGGCCAGAATTCGCCATTGCTTTGATTCTGCTAATGCGAGCATCGGACAACTGCGTTGTTCTTCTCGGCGTTGCTCGTTCTCTTACAGTTTTCGGTTCGGCATAGCGCAAGATCTCGCTCAAGGTTGTGTCTGAAATTGCACCAGACTGAATTGCAGTCCATTCGCCATCGCTGATTGTAATGCGAGTACGCTTTCCGCTTGCGCCAGTAGAATTTCTGGCATCACTGATGGCAGCACGACGGATCTTGGAAATCTCATCTTTGTCAGTAATGTTGTTTGCCTGAACCTTTGCTTTTACACGAGCATTTGCAATTCGTTGAGCTTCTCGTTCAAGAGGAGCATTCAACTGCGCGACCTTGAGAGCAGCCATAAGGCGGTTCACTTCGGGTTCAAAGGCCTTGGCCGCACTGGCAGAGCGCTTCAGAGTAGGGGTAGCCTTGTATTCAAGACGGGCCTTATTGGCAAGGTCTTTCATCTTGTTGGCATAGTCGGCATAGGCCTCTTCCTGAAGCGTTCCAGAAGACATCGAACGAACATCATCAACTGCGAGGATGCGTTTAACTTTAGTGGTTGCCGCTACCGTCTTTCCGGTACGGGGGTCCACATAAGTTCTGCCGGACTCCTTGTAAACGACTTTTCCTGTTAGAGGATCAATGACACCGCTGCCCTGACGCTCCGGTACCTCAACATCCTGCTTTCTACGGGATAAGAGGGTAGAGGCGCCGCCATGGTGACCAGTCTCGTCGTCAAAGCCTTGATACTTCTTCTTGAGCTCGGCGATACCATTGTCTTTCTCAGACTGCCGGTAGTCGAGCTTGTGCTTGGCCGCATCAATGACAACCATGCTGTGTTTGACCGCTCTTGCGATCTCAGGCTCAGTAGCGCCTTTCAGAGTCATGTCAGTAATGAGATTTGAAATCTCACCCATCTGTCTCTGTGTAGCAGCACCCTTTGCAAGGAGCCGAACGCCAGTCTTGCCCTCAGTTGAGTAGTCAGTCTTAGGATCGAAGTCCTTCAAATCCTTAAGGGCGGGGGTAGATTGGATTTTCACCCTCCCACCGGTCGGAATGACAACGACCTGGTCGCCATCAAAGTCAGCACCAGAAAGACGCTCTGCAACCTTAGGGTTGATACCAACAGCATCCCGAATGTTCTTTCCGAGAACGGAAACGGCAGTCGGGTTTTTGTTATTAACCGTAAGCTCAGGGATCTCAAAGGTACCACCATGCGGATAGCGAATTAGCACGACCTTTTCACCATCACGATAGTTCGGGGCAAAGATCTCGGTCTCTTTCATCGCATTGAGCGGTAGTATGACCTGCGTGCTCTGACGAGGGAGAGCAGCCGCTTTCAGATGGACAGCAGCCGAGTCGCACTCATCCGCAAAGTCTAACAGAAGCTTCCGCTTTACGGTGGGATTGTTCAACGAACAGATCTCCGAGAACTCATCAGCAGCATCAGCGTAAGTCAAATCCAACTGCTTCTTGATAAGCTGGATGGGCTGCTTGGAAAGGAACTGGGAAGAAAGATTTTTACTCATCTTGTCCCAGTCGCCCTCTTCTTTCAGCTTGTTGATCGCAGAAAGCTTCTCATTGCCGTCGGCGTCGATATAGTGACTCTGGCCATTAGCCTTAATCAAAGCCCCGAAAGGGTTGTCGGGATCATCCTGAATTTTCTTCAGAACATCCATCTTAGGTGTTCCGGTATGCTTGTTGGTGTTAAAGACAATGTCTGCGCCATCGGGCATATCGTCAGAATACATCGCCATTCCTTTGAGGTAATGAGTACCATCCACAAGGATACGAACCTGAGCATAGTGAGAGTCTCCCAAATCAAGGTCAGCAACGCCGCGACGGATCTCAATGACACCGTCTTTCAGTGCGCCACCCTCATCGCCATAAAGGATCTTCACACGGCTGGAATCAATGCTCGCCGGATACTCACGCTTGTCCCAAGACTCGCCACCATCAGTAGAATGGTAGTCGCCAACAGACTTCACCAAATCAAGGTTTTGATAAACCTCTCTCTGGTCAATCTCAGGAACAGAAATAACGGGGGTGATCGTGCGTTTCTTCGGGTCGTTTACCTGGGGGACGCCGACGCCATAGCGGTTATAGCCCTCGGTTTCCAAAATGAAAAGAGCCTCTTGAAGAACACCGGTAGAAACGCCAAGCTGCCGCTCAACGCCGGTGCCTACATCAATGGCTCCTTTTTCTGCAAGCTCTTTCTTCAGAATCTCTGCCGTGGCTTGCGCCTTATTCTTATTGGCTGCCGTATTCTCATTCAGCAGTGCGCGAACAGAAGAGTCATTCGCATAACCGAGGATTGAAGCGATCTCATCCAGCGTCTTACCGTCTTCCCGCAAAGAACGGGCACGGTCTGCCTGAAGAGCACGGCGTTCATGCTTTGCGACGCGAACCTGCATCCGCAAGTCAGTCGTCGAAAGATGAAGTTCATCAGCAATCTGTTTTTCAGTTTTGCCGAGCCGCTGAAGCTCTTCAACGCGAGCAAGAAAGTCGCCGCCATGTTGGTAAGGGTTATCACCGGAACCCCACGGATAGCGCCCAGAGCGCCGTTTGACGCCATAGTGCATCAGAATATCTTCCTCTACGAGGTCCATAGCTTAACCCTCCTCTTCTCTAATTTTGTTGATTACCTTATCGGCTGTGATGATCCTGTCCATGATTGGCAGAATATCCTCAACAGTCGGCTTATGGTACAGAATTTGGTCGTGCTGGTAGATACGCAGTTCCATTTCAATGTCGGCTGGACGAATATGATACTCCAAACAGAACAGAGCGGCATAGACCTCCAACTGTTCAATGTGAGCATCAATTTCTCCGGTCTTCAAATCATGGATGCGAAGAAAATTATTTCGGAAACAAATCGCATCGGTCGTTCCGAAACAGTTCGGGGAATAGTAGAGGATCTGTTCCGGCGTCATCTTATAACCGATAGCGTCATTCACATACATGTTCAGAGTCTTCTGAGACTTGGGAAGTTTCTGCCCCAAAAGAATACACTGAGCGGCGAATGCGTGAAGAACAGTTCCTTTCTGTGTTGCCAGAAATCTCACATAGGAGTCCGCGATTTTATCATCGGTGTAATTGATCCAGTGATACTTACTTGCACCAAGGAAGGCGTGCTGACCTTCAAGGTTGGAATGCCTGTTGAAGTTCATTCAATACCTCCTCTTTATTTTCCGGACACACAAAGCGAGAGAATGACATATCGTTCATCTTCTCGACATAGTAGTCCTGATTTGGGCGCTTCTTAGCTGTCGCAGACCTCTTGCATTCGAGGGAGGCCCACTTCTCGCCATAAAGAATCAACAGATCGGGAAGTCCCTGAATTTGGTCCATCTTGAAAACCATGCATCCAGGGAACAACGCTTTCAATGACTCGATTAAACGGTCTTGAAATCCGCTCTCAAGTCTGGAACTTCTGGCCACGAAATGACCTCCTTTCGACAAAAAATAAAATGGAGAGAGGGAAATGTGTAACACATCTCTCTCTTCTCCATAAAAGACCCTGTTTTTTCTGCGGAAGCCAAAAAGGGCATAAAAAAAGCCGAGACACCTTTTCAAGCGTCTCGGTCAAATATCCAGAGGGTCAGCTATTATTTCGCAGATACCGAATGAGTATCCAAATCAGCCACAGACCTCCTGTGCAGAAAGTAAGTATCACATCGAGGATCAGTCCACCAGTGCTACGCTTTCCGTTACATTTACTCATGCTGTCTATCCTTTCTCATAAATCCGTTATGTTGTCATCATAAATGTTGTTGCTTTCTTTCAGTGCGATGTTACCTCCAAGACTCGAAGCCAAAGCCGCGACAATGGCAGCAGCTACGCCGCCGATAACACCAATGAGCTTCAAACGGTTCCTCGATTTTTCAGAGTCCTTATCCGCTACCGCTGCGGCAACTTCCTGCATCTGATTGAGAATATAAGTCTTCTGCTCAAATGTCAGGTCGTCGTTGTCCAGCATTTTTTCAAGAGAATCCATCACGCGATTATACATATCGTAACAACTGCGCATACTCTCTCGATCGTCTTCCATCGCTTCCTGGATGACGCTGCGGTACTCTTTCAAAACATCAAGTGAAGTCGAAGCGAAGTTCGGAAATTGCTCAAGAGCTTTCTTTGCAACTTCGGGGTTCATCTTCGGAACCATTGTCGCAAAAGCAATGACTTTTTCTTTTGTCAAATGTCTGAAATCTGGAATATCCAGTTTCTTGAGAACTTGCTGTTCAGTGTAAGGCCGTGCCACGCTCCGTCCTCCCCTCGTAAGAGTGCAAATAAAAAAGGTACGCCCCAACGAAGAGACACACCCTGCAAAAGCGCATCTCTCATTGCTGCGACACAATCCTCTTACCACCACTATGGGTATAACGAGTTAAGAGAGAAACACTTGTTGCCAAGTAATTCTCCCATAGTGAAGCGGATAAGAAGATTTAATTGTGTCGCAAGCTTAGTATATCACACTCGCGCACGAAAAGGAAGTCAGAGTTTTTTGAGGAAAATAAGGCTTTGGCCAAAAACCCACTTTTTCTCGTCACTTATATATATTTTTTACATTTTTTCTTCACACTAATTAAAGAAAAAAGTGGGAAAGTGGGCAGAAACCCCGCAAAGCCTTGTGTACCAACGGTTTCAGCCTGCCCACTTTTCAAATAAAACCGGCCCAAAACCCACTTTTTTTGGCCAGAACCGTCTCTACAAGTCTCTCAACCCGCCCAAATATATCAAGTTTCTGAAAGAAAGTGGGCAGAAGCCCGTTTTTCAAAATAAAAGTGGCCACGATTTTTGCGCATGAAAGAGCCCCGAATTCTATCTTAGATTAGACAGAACCAGGGCAAATTCACGCAGTTTTGCTAAAATGCTCTCCGCTGATAAGGGAGATTTTTTGCCATAATCGGGATGTAGTCATATTGCTTGAATGACTTTTTGGAGTGTTTCTGAAGAGATTGACCGTACTTTTTAGGCGGCATTCCGTATCGGTTTGGCCAGAGCGCATCATCGTCGAGGACGGCTGATACAGTCACGGTGACAGCTTCCCACGCATCAACAATATCAGCAGCCAACTGATTGATGGCTTCGCTAAAGGCCTCGAATGCCTTCACAATATCTTCAGTAGGAAAGTTAAACATTTTTCTACCTCCATACTCGTCCGGACCGCTTGTCGATCAGAACGACACGACCTTCGATCTCGAAGTCCGCCAAGTCACATACATCCTTGATAGACCTGAGCAACTTCTTAAAGCGAAGCTCCTCGATTTCAAGGTTCATCATGGCCTGGTAGGCTGTCGGATCTGAGTATCCCTCCGAGTTTTTTCGGTCGCTCATTGGTCACCTCTTTCTTTCTCCCATTTTTCAAGATCACAGCCGATCTCTTTCAGCTTGTAGGTACAGAGCCAGACATCATCGCCCTGTTCCATCTCATAACGACGGATCAAAGCCTCGATGCCGCGGGAGAAGTTGTCATAGAATTTTTTTAGCCTCTTGTTGCCGAAGCCGAGCTGTTCACGCAGCTCCCACAGAACCAGAGCGTCGATCTCTCGGATATGCTTTCGATCGTACTCTGCGAGCTGTCGCTGTATCTCCATGTCCATAGCCTTTTTCTCGGCAGCGGACATTACGGCTCCGAACACTCTTTTTCCGGATTTCTTTACTTTCATGAACGGGTCCTCCCATGATCCAGTTTTCTTTTGCGAAGAACATCGGAACTCCGAAGAAAAGAGAAAGGAGAAGGACCGTACCATCCTTCTCCAAAATAACGACCGGCAAAGATGCCAGCACCATCAATACCGCATAGATCTTGTTGCGGATCAGTTCCCGCTTCCACATAATCATTACTCCTTTATCAGTGCGATGTTGGCGGAATGAACCAGATATGTAGTTCCGTCAATTTTTACCTGAATCTGATCGCCGTCATCATAGTCTTTCCAGCTCTCGATTTTCCCGCTAATGACAGAACCATCGGGAAGAGCCAGGATAGCATTGTCATAGCTGAATGTCGTGTCGATGACTTGTCTGTTACAACCCGTCAGGAACATCAGCATCATGGCGACAACGAGGAGGATCGCCGCAAGCATACAAAGCGCTCTCTTAGCTTTCATCTTACTTATCCTCCCCAACAGTATAGAACGGCTTGTCATAAGCGTACATAGTCGCATGACTCTCATCTGGTGCATCCATCTCCAATACAGTCATGATGGCATAGTTTGCGAGATCGAGCAGCGTATCACGAATGGACTCATCCGTAACTTGCTGCTGGTCGCGGTCATTGCAGGAAAGGCGAGACAGGGTCTTGAAGCGGGAGAACTTATCTCCCAGACGGATACGGGCCATAGCGAGACCTTCCTCGACGAAAGTGGTATGGAAGCTGTCGCCATAGTCGTGGTTTTTGCGTGCATAGAGCTCGTTCAGCCCATCGCAGATTTCTTTATGTCTCAGAACTTTTTCGTTCATTGTGCTCCTCCTTAGTCTTTCATAGGCGACAGGCCAAGTCGTGTCCGGTAGTCATTGTGAGAAATCAGACCGCTGGCTCTCATGTTGCGGAGTGTCTCCTCGTCCGGCCACGGGAAGACCGAAACAGAAACACCGCCATCAGGCGAAATATAAATGGACACAGAGCGGTCACGAGCCGCCATTGCTTCATCAATGATTGAGTGGATTTTTTTCTCATCCATTTTCACAAGCTCCTTTCAAATATCATTTGCTCTGCGATGCAGACTGTGTTCGGCATCAAAACCATCGGGATAGCGGGCGCGGAGCTTATCAATGTTCATCTGGAAGATCGTCTCCAGATCATAGCCGATAGCTTCTGCGCTGATGGCCAGATACCATGCGACATCGCCAAGTTCTTTTGCCATGTGTTCGCTATCGAAAGCGTGGCCCTGGTAAAGATGCTTTTTGAGAATATCAATGCATTCTCCGGCTTCGCCGTTCAGACCCATCAGGCCGTTGAGAATACGAGGGTATTCCTTAGACATTCCGGATGCGGTCCGAAGTGCCTCTTTCTGGTACTCATTAGGTGTCATAGTATTTACACTCCCGAAAAAATATAAAAAGAGAAGAGCCTGTGTTTCCACAAGCTCTTCCCTCTGGGTAGAGATTAGAATTTCAGCTTTTCGTTGATCTTCGCGATTTGCTTCTCAGCCTTTTTCTGAATCTCGGTGTTCTCGGCTGCGATTGCCAGGTCAAGGATTTCCTGCCAGTCTTCTAACTGGTCAAGCAGCATACCCTTGTACTGGTTATCCGTCATACCCACAGAATCACCACCATCCAGAAGGTGAGAATCGTTGCGTTCAGCCATAGCCTAACAACCTCCTTCCATAATAGGCGATGTACTTTTTGCGCATGATTTCTTTTTTATGATTGTATCATAACAGCCGGAGTGGTGTCAAACGGCAGTGCCGGTAATCAACGCAGAATAAGGCAGTCCCTCAATCCAGTCGCAGAAGGTATGCCACTCGTCGAGCTTATGGTTCCGCCGGCTCTTGTAGATGTTGGCCAGTACCTCATAGTTGAGCATGACTGTTCGCCGCTGGTTGTAAGAGGAGGGGAGGAGCTGGATCATCTGCCACCAGTATTTCTTGTCTTTGGTTTCGAGGTATTTCTTACGACAAACATTCAGACAAGCGATAGTTTGGTTGAGATGTTGCATCGGAGTACAAGGATAGATGATTGTAGGATTTACTTTTTCTTCTCCCCAATAGGAAAGTAAATGCTCACATGAGAAATTCTCCAGCGTAAATTCTTTCTCTGCGATCTTGTGCATCGTGGAGCAGGAATTGGCCACGGTCCCCACCTTGTAGGTATCGAACTCCTTCCACCAGTACAGCGGGGCGGTGATGTCGAGATAGACGGTAATCATCCGCATGAACTTGCGATGATCCGTACCAGCGTTGCGGAGGCGAGTCATGAGATTGAGGTCATTGGGACCTGGAATATACTCATCGAGCAAATATACTTTCTGGCAATCATCTGACAGTTTATCATATTCATGACATTCATAATGACTATCGCTTTTCGCCCACGAGTTCTTAGGGTTCCTCATGCCTCGAATGGCGTGCTCCCAACCAAGAACTTCGACATTTTCAACTTTCAGCATTTGCTTCTCCTTTCCTTAACGCCTCATTGTGCTTTACAAGCGCACAGAGATCAGCGTTCTCCTCATCGCAGAACTTGATAGAAACAGGGTCAACACGGCGAACACCATCTTTGAATTCAACAATGCCATAGACCTGCCCAACAGGGTATCTACCACGAAGCAGACTGGCGCCAACAACATTACTCCACTGCTCCCAAAGATGAAAATATCCGAGTTCACCTTTGACTTCACAAAGGCGTGTTGGGAACTCAACCATTTTAAGCCGGGCCATTACAAACCTTCTTTCTGTTGGCCGCGAAGAACCTCAATGCAGTCGCAGTCAACCGTAGCAGCTTCGACATTCATAGCAGAGAGCATCATCTGAAACTCGTCTACGAGATACTTCTCGCTCTTACCAAGGCCGCCGCTTGCGAGAAGACGGATATAGTTCGTCACCGTGATGGGAACAGGAATTTTCTTACCCATCTGAGCAGCGAGCAACTGAATGTACTTGGCCATCGGATAGGTAGCCACAACGATGGTGGCACCGGTCTTTTCAGACATTTCGATGAGCATAGTTGTTTTGCCGCTTTGCCGTTCGCCGATATAAATGGTGCTCATTTGGAAGTCTCCTTTCTCGTTCTTGCCAAGACCTTCTTTGCCTGAGAAGTGGAGCCAAAGACTCGCTTCGTAACGGCAGCACAGAACCCGGCATAGGGATCATTGTCATCACCCTCGCCGCAAGAAACGATAGTCTTTGTTCCGTCGAGCGATGCTCTGGGTGCTCCGAAAGCCTTAGCAAGAGCCGCCGGAATGATTGCATCGTTATGTTTCGGTGTATCAAAGAACGAAGGTTTTACATTTTCTTTCTTGAACCAGAAGAGTCCATAGCCGCTCGCAGGGTTTTTAAGGTCAGAGAACTCAACCCCGACTCGATTATCTGCAAGTTTCTTAACTATGCCGAGTTTTCCGGCGTATTTACCTCCATATTCGTCGCTGCGTCTAATACTGACAATTGTACCAATACCTGCCATATTTTTTCTCCTTTCTAAATAGATTCTCATTCGAGCCATTCGTTTTCTCGTTCATAGAATTTGAAAACTATTACGCCGGTTCCTATAATCCAAAATATCCAGAACACAACAGTGCTAACGCCTTTTTCCAGTCTTTCAACAGTCTCATCAATAGTTAAACCTTCATAGAATGGGCTGCTATCAGAGATAGTGTTGTCAGAAAGGGTTGTAAAGATGGTTCCTGTATGTGTGATGCCGATACCGTAATATTCATACCGAACGTGACCGGATTCGTATATGGTGTCAATGTATCTCGTTCCGGGTAGTTCAAATTTGGAGATTGGAAAAGTAGCTTCACAGAAAGAAACAGTCGATGCTGCTTTTGACTCTTCTCCAGCATAATCCCAACTCCAATAGGTCTCGATGGTATATGTAGTGTTTCCGTTTGCATCCGTGTGTGCAACTGTGCGAGTATGCATCGTATAGCGCTTTTTGATTTTCTCAACATACATATAGGAGCCGTCAATCTCTGGATAAGAAACAGGGTCAACTGCTTGAAGTGTCCCGTAGACGAATGCGTTCCCGACGTTTGTTCTCATGCCATAGGAAAACATCTCTTGATTATCAATTTTGACCGCCTTGTTATAGACCTCATTTCTATCCATTTGACGTTCCGTTATTTTTGCCGAAATAAGAATCCCGACCAGTATCATGACGGCAATAATCGAGATACTGGCCAGAACTTCTCTTTTTGTAATTTCAAAATTACGCATAATCAATCTCCGAATAGGTTCTGCGGAGCATCAACGGGAGCATTGTAGTCGAGGTAGTCATAGGTTTGCATTTCATAACCGAGAATATCGAGAAAGAGACGAGCAGGAAATTGGCGTACATAGCGATTGTATTCCTTGACCTGCTTGTTGAAATTACTGCGGCATTCTGCAATCAGGTTCTCGGTGATGGAGAGCTCGTTCATAAGTTCCTTATAGTTTTCGTTTGCCTTGAGCTCTGGATAGGCCTCGGATACAGCAGTGATAGCCGTTGTAACATTTTCAATATCTCCAGAACTTCCGCGCCCATCTACAATGGCAGTTAGAGTTTCGGCCTCGTGCTTATCATATTGCATGACACAGTCGGCGAGGTTGTAGACTAAATCAACTCGCCGTTTTTCCTGGACGCGAATATCAGACTGTGCAGTATTGACCTGTTCTTCCAAGGTAAAGGCCTTGTTCTGAGTGCCCTGCACAGCAAAAACGCAAAGAAGGACAATCGCCAAAATGCCAGCGAGAACAATGAGAATGAGTTTGGTATCTTTTTTCATTAGGTTTCTCCTTTCAAATATCAGTGGTTACTTCTTGTCGATCCGGTTAGCTTTTCTCTCTTCGTACTCAGCCTGCTCGATGCGAACCATGCCGTCCGGACCATCTTTGAAATATCCATTCAGATCAATGACCTCGCCATTAGGAAGAATAAGCTGGAGATAGCCGACGGTATCGAAGTCGCCATTTTTCTCATCGGTCAGAAACTCTTCGACGATGATCTTGAACTTCTTGTCCGCCGGGAAGTACGGAAGCGTGATCGGATACATCTTGTCGATAAGGCGAGTACCGAAGCCGTTTCTGAACGGAATATCAGGGCTTTCTTTGTTGATGAGCTGAACACGGTTGACATCCGAGTAAGTGACCGTACCGTCCTCGGCGACATCCTTAAACAGGCTACTCATGCGCTTGCACTGGAAGTGCTGGATAGGATCGTTCTCACCAAACTCGACCTTAGTCCAAATATCAGGATCGTCCTCAATGGGGGTAAGGCATTTGCCGTCGATGAGGCGGTTCAGGATGCTCTTGGTGATCTGAATGCTCATACCGGAGTGGCCGTCGCGTTCCAAAGACCGATACGCTCTGAGGGCACTCTCATAGCACGCAACACCGTAATCCCAGTCGTCTTTATCTTCGGCACTTTCGCGTTCTTTCTGAGAAGCAATAGCAACTTCACGAGCCGCCCAATCACTCTCGTCATCCGTAATGGACAGTACCCGCTCGACATCCTTATCGGTATGGCCGTCCCACTCAGGGGCAGTGGCCACCTCTTTGCAGTGGAACAGGTCCCAGTCCTTGTCCTCGTAATGATAGGTATAGGGCCCCTTTGGCGTGTCGATGCCAACGATGAACCGGCCTCCTCCAAAGGGAGCCTCGCCATCCGAATGCTTGTGGGATTTCCAAGCAAGCGTCGGGAAAGTGTTCACCAAGGCTGCGAAGAGGATGAGCCGCTGATGATAGAGGGAGTTGAAAGTGTGGAACCCATCGGAGAATTCTCCGATATCTTTCTCAGACATCAAGACTGCGCGATCATCCCAATATTCATTTGCGAAGATCTTCCGGCAGTCAGTCCCAAATGCTTTGATAATTTCGGGCAGATTCTCATTGACAGCATCGAGGTGGATGCCCTGCTCCTTGCAGAACGAGAGTGCTTTTTCCAAAGGTTCGCCGACGCGGTTCGTCCAAAGAATGATTTTGGCGCCAGCTTCCTGTTCGGCCTTAACCTTGGCGATGTTTTTTTCAATCGGCGCACCGATCTCAGGCCATTTGTTTTCAACCAAAGTGCCATCGAAGTCGACAGCAATAATTTTTGCGTTATTCATAATTTCTCCTTTTCATGTCATGCAGCTTTCGGCATCGGCGCAGTAGACCACCCAACAAAGCGACCCTCATTGAAGTTCTTCTTCTCCTTGAGTGCCTTGCTGATCGCCAGATCAATGCCGGAAAAGCTCTTTAGATGGAAGTAATAAAGGTCACTGAATGGCGTTGTCAGACGGTCGATTCGTCCGGAAGCCTGAACCATGACCTTATAGGAATAGTTCTGCGAGTAGAAGATGATCGTATCAGTGGTAATGCAGTTCCAGCCCTCGCAGCCGGCCGTGTACTGCACGAGATAAACCCATTTGTCGCCGGTCGGGATCTCTTGATGCTTGTGACCGTTCCATTCAGCGACTTCAGTCCCATCGGGGTAACCAAGATTTTTGAGAATATCAAGCTCGTAGTCGAAATTGTAGAAGATGATGACTTTAGGGTGATCTTCCATGATCTCCAGCACGGCCACGCTTCGGGACTCGTCCGAATTTACCACGCGGCGCCAGTTCATACAAAGCTCAGAAGCCGTTTCAATAGGACGGTCTTCCCAAGGGTTCCAGCGGTTTCGAGAAATATCTTTGTAGAGCGGAATGTTGTAGGAAACAGGCACATCCTGATGATGCGATGTGGTGTGCCGCTCGAACTCCATCGTCACAAGAATGCGATTGCGCAGACGGATCAGCCGTCCGGTGTTGAGGTATCGGTCGACCTTTGGATATTTCGACCTCCAGTCATAAATCACATGCTGGTCGATGAAATCGGTCTTGTTCCGGTAGAATCCATTTGCGATGAAGACGGGGATATAATCCTGCCAGGTATCCCCGGGGGTAGCGGAGAGCAAGATCCATTTATTCACCTTGGCGATTTTCAGGAATGCTTTTGTCCAAGCCCCGTAACCGACGACACGCTGCTCGTCAAATATAAAGAAACTGTTTTTTACATCTTTGTACTTGCTGATGTTGTTCCACGAGTCGATGACGACCTTGTTCTTGTAGTAATTGCAGTCCTCATGGGTGGAGAGCAGGAATGGAGCCAACTCGTTCTCCCATTCACAGGTATCGCGCTTGCGTGCCGTGGTGATGATGTAAATATCAAGCGGATTTTTCATCGGCGCATCAGGAATATCGAGGTTTCCGCCTTGCTGAAGATAGTAATAGGCGAGAGCAGTTCTGGATTTACCGGAACCGACCCCGCCGCATAGAATGCAACCGTTCTTCATTTTTTCAAGGGCGCTGCGCTGATGATCGTACAGACTGATACTCATGACTTAGCCATCCCGATTAACGCTTCAATATCTGAAAGAGTCAGCTCAAGGTCACTCCAGTCATAGTCCTCATATCCGTCCTCTCCAAGATCTCTTGTCGGAGATACCATTACGGTTGCCGCATAAGCTTCGGGGCAATTCAGCGGATACTCAACACTGATTTCGGTGTGAACAGCATCAGGATAGAGGCCTTCGAGCCATTCTTTTGGCGCGATAAAGTAGAGAGTCATCGTCTCGTACTCATCGCTTTTGTATTGGTCTTCAAGAATGACTTTTTTCGTGTCAAAATCTTTAATGGTCATCGCTTTCACGCTCCTCTTGTAAAATATCCATCATTTGACTGATAATTCGACGAGTATGCCAAATATCGCTAAAGTACATTGGCGTAAACCAGTAGTTCTCCAAAGAGTCACCATTTCTGATCGGATCGGTAAGAGAATTACCGACCTTGACGAATCCGGCGACGCCGAGGAGCGATAACTGAATATAGCACATGAGCGCGACTGTCTCCTCGATGTCCTGAGCCGAGAAGAGAATATGGTTCTGGAAGTTAAAGCCGGCCTTTTCAAGGTCGTTTCGTGCTACATTGGCAGCAGCTATCAAAGTCGCACCACCTCCGCAGCAATCATCGTGAACGGTGATAAAGCCGCTTTTTTCGACCTGTTCCGCAACATTACCCATTGTCGCAAGCGCCATGAAGTGACAAACATTATAAGGAGTAAATATCTGCTTAAGTTCGTCGCTTCCGAGCCTCATCCGCATATAGACTTCACCAAGAAAGTCCTGGTCCGGATTTTTCTCCAACGCGACCGTCATTTCGGCAAGAAGCTCCGGGAATAACGCCTGCTCTTCTTTGCGGTACTTGGCGATGGCTTTTAGATAACGGTCTTCTCGCTCATCATAATGTGTCTTATCAACAGCATTGGAGAATGCGCAGGCAGTCATCAGAACGAAGTCTTTCCAAATGTCCCACGGTCGATTTCGCTCGGACACGAGCTTGTTGAATGTCTCGATGAAATACTTCTTGTCGTCAGCCCTTGACGAGGAAGCTTTTTTCGGAGCCGGCTTTTGTGGCTCTTTCTGCTGATTTGCTGAAATATCAATTTTCGGTATCTCAGGCGGAATGAACGGCTTTGGCTCATACTTGGGGAGCGACTTAGCCGGTTTCGCCTTATGAACCGCTTTCTTCTTTTTCTTAGGTTTCCAGAAAGGCATGGGGTCCTCCTTTCAAAAAGTTAAAGGGACGCCGGCTACCTCCTAACCAGCGTCCCCGCAATGCTTATTCCTGCGGATACTCGCTCGCAGCATACTTCTCGGCGAACTCATCCTCTTCGATGGTGACATACATCGTCTTGAGGTAGGCCTTCACACCGCTCTTCTCGTTCTTGGTGCCCTCCTGGATGATCCAGTTATAGGGGCGGATGATGAGATCCACATTGCTGATCTCGGCAAAGTCGAGAGCGCCGATGGACTCCTCATCGAGAGGCGTCTGCTTGCGGCGGGTGACCATGACGACCTTGGGCGGGAAGTTCTTGAAGCTCACCGCGACCTGGAGATAGTGGCGAGGCTCGTCACCTTCCTCACGAGGAGGCATCACGCGGATATTCCAGCCGTCTTCGATCAGACGCTGAGCATCGTTGTGGTCCTCGATGATAACGCAGAAATTGCGATCACCGGCGCGGTTGTACTTGTCCTCCTTACCGGAAAAGTTCCGGAAGATAATGCGGGCGTTTTCGATGATGATGTTGTCAGTAGCTTTACGACTCATGATTAAGACTCCTCTCAACTGTTAAAATGGATATTGGAATGGACTGTAATGAGCTCGTTCCCGAGCTTCCTGGTGTGCCAGTTCCTCTTTTTCAATGCAGAGGGTGCAGATGTTTTTCATAGGCTGCGGCTTCTTTTTCCACCGATAAATGTTCTCGCAGTTTCTCAATCCACATCGCCTGCAAGTAAACCAACGAGCACCGTCTTTGGTGAAGCTTTTCTCCATGGAATTACCTCACATCAAACGGTGTACTGTCTTCTTCGTGGGGTTCGCCGGGGCTGAACCAAGGCGGCGTGTCAGAAACATACGGGTCTTCGGAAACGAACCACTCGAAATCGCCATACTTGGAAATATCAGTGGCCGCAGCATCAACGAGAGCATCATAGTATCTCCGGTCAATGCAGTCTTCCTTTCCGAGTTCCTTGACCATTTCAGACTCAAGCCAGCGATAGCCTTTCGTTCCAACGGCGGCATCGTACTTCTTTTCGCCAGTCTTTTTGTCAACGGACTCGCGACACAGAAGACCGCCGCCACAGCCGGGTTTGATGGGGCAGAACTGTCCGACTCGTCCAATAAAGACATAGTCATGACCTTTCTCGATTTCAGTTGTAAGTTCCTCGATACGAGCACATTCTGCCTCCATTGGCTCATTCAGCTTCGTTGTATCGGAAATCTTTTTCCACAACTTAGCATACTCATCCTCCAAAGCACTCACATCAGGCAGGCTCTCATTCATATCCAGATAGAGCGCCCCTGTAACAGACTTCGTCTCACACATATCCTCGAAGGTGATCTCCTCATGCGAGAAGAGCTTCTTGAAGACATACGGGATCTGGAACTGAGTGCCCGTGGCTGTCCACTCACCGGCGTGTTTACCATCCTTGTACTTGGCAATATAAACGGCGTTGTTGACGAGGCACATACGATCATAAGTCGCTTCGTGCTCGAAAATATAACCGTACATCTTGCCGTAGTCCATGACGAACTGAATGATCTCAGGTGTAGCGTCTGGGATCTTGATAGAGTCCGTCTTGATGTGAGCAACAACAAAGCCCCGTTTCTGAACCTCGTGCTTGAGGTTGATCATAAACAGGGCTCCGCGCTTAGCGACGATATTATCTTTGTTACGGTTGTCATGGAACGGATTCTCGAAGCTGGCCGAAGTCAAACCGTAAACGGAGTTGATGGCGATTTTTAGCGCCTGCGCCAGAGCATCGGCGGCACTCTCGTCCGTCAGATACTTTGCCAGAGCGCCGTTCAGCATCTTGCGAGCCTTGTCGAACTCCTTATGCTTGATGGCAACACGAGCATCACGGATCTCACGAAACCGCTTCGTATAGACCGGCCCGAAGAGATCTTCTGCGATGATGCTTGAGGGATGCATAGAAGCAATATCCAGCAGAGCGATATTTCCGTACATACCAGGCTCGGCATAGACATAGCCGCCCTCGCCAACTTCTTCGCCGCGATAAGTAGACTTGCCTTTGTCGAACTTGTAACCAGGGAAGATCGGACGGTCTTTCTTGTCAAACGCCGTATAGTTGTCATATTCTTCCGGCCCAAACTTGAACGGCAGATCGTCCATGCTGCAAATCTGACTGGCATCACCCATGTCACGGTAATTGAACTGATCCTGCGGCTTCTTGTTTCCACCGAAGATAATCTTGGCGGTCAAAGTGTTCGTGGTATCGTTGACGGTCATTCCAGCCACATCGGCCAGGATCTCACGAGCTATGAAGTCAGCCTTACGGGCATTGAATACTGCCTCCGTAGCAATGACATCATTGTCACAATACTCGGCAACCTTCTGCCACATGCTTTCCGGAACAGGCTGGTCCCACGGAAGGCCAAGCTCCTGATGGTGGATGCCGAGTTCAATCTCCCACTTCTTCAAGCTCTGTTTTTTCGAGCAGAAGTCGTAAACATCAGTGTAAGAGACATTATAGGCTTCGCCAAAGAAGCAGTTGTTGCTCTTAGATTTCTTTTCGCTGCCGATGATCCGCTGAGACAGGTTGTAAAGCTGCTCATTGGTATAGCCCATCAAGCGAGCATAAAGAATGTGGTTATCATACCGCCGGCAGTTGAAGCCGATGAGTCGGAACTTCATCAGGCCCTCGATGTCTTCAGAGGTCGGGTTGATCATCCGAACCACAGGTTGTGCGCTTCCTGCAAACTTCCAGTTCACGAGGAAAAGGTTCGGAAACACCTCGACATCATAAAAGACGAGATCAGCGGTTTCGTTCTTGGCCGCAGGGGCGGCATCGGCAGATTTGAACGGCATCTTATTAACGAGCTTGATGCAATACTCTGCCTGATTGGTGCTATTGGCGGCAAAGGCCAGGACGGCGTTGCGCATATCGGTAACATCGTAAACCATGCCGCTTTCATATGCATCCGTCAGAATCTTGTGGATAAAGTCGATACTGGGCTTAGTTGCAGGGTGGATCTCCTTGTTGAGATTTCTCTTGATTTGAACCCTAAGCCCTTTCTCGCTCTGAACCACCTTGTTGTTTACCATGCTGCTTTCTCCTTTCAATGGTAACCCAGAGCTTATGGTTGCAATAGGTAGGTTGTTGAACTTAGTGAGTTTCCGGCGCAGTGAGCTTTTTCCAGTGAAGACCTTCACCTCAATATGGTCGTCATAGATACGGCTCAGCCTTGTCGGATCGCCGGTGTAAATATAATGTAGATGGATACCCTGACCACCCTTGCTGACCTCGGCATAGGTCGGAGGCCACTTACTCGCCTCTGCCAGGTTCAGGTCAAAGCACTTATTGCCATTCTCGTCAGGAATATCAAAGTCGATGACGATATGGTTCTCAGGCACCTTGACATAGTGGAGCTTAGAGGTATCCAACTGCGAAAGAGTCTTCGTGACTTTTTCCCATTTCTGCGAAGGCGTTTCTTTAGATGTGGCATATTGAGCAGGACAGTCCGCACAATCTTTGTCAAATGCGGATACTATTCCATCAAACTGAATCAGCCGAGTTGTTGGCTCCGGCTTATCAATGATGGTCTGCTCCTCAAATTTTTCAGTTCTGAAGCCACTGTAATAGCTCCGAACACGAGTGCCATCTTCCATACTGAAGCGCTCTGTGTAGTCATGGAAATAGTTCTTCAACTCTTCCTTGAATGCTCTCTGGCTGAGGGGGTACGAGACCTTTGCTTCCTCATTATAGGTCTTATACATCTCCCAAGCAGCCTTGAGGGACGTTCCGTCTTCACGCTTGAAGACAGGGTAGGAATCAACGATGTAGTTGTAGAAGTCATTGGAGGCCCCCAACATAGCAATCGGAATATAACCGTCATAGTAAGCTGGATCTTCCAGATAGACCTCTTGACAGTGGTAAGCAATCGGGCCAAGTTCAAACGGGATGTGCTTCATGATGGTCTTGTACTCGTTCGGCTCGACCTTATCTCCTGTTGGGGAAACATCAATCAAACGTCGAATCAGACCGGATTTAGCGTCCGTAATACGAACCGGTTTGTTTGTGCCCATAAAGAGGAAAGCCTTAAAACGGTTGGCGTAAGTTGATTTGAACTTCTCGTTGACCGTCATTAGCTCATGCGAAACAAGGCTGTTAAGTCTCGTGTTATCCTCAATACGGGACAGGTCACCATCGTGTTGAATGGCAACCAACGGGTTCGTCTTGAACGCCTCCAGCGCAAATGCATTACTTGAAGAACCGAGAGCCTTAGCATCGAATACAGAGTAATAACCATCAAAGAGCTGCTGAATGATGTTGAGCACCGTGGACTTACCGGTACCAGCGGCGCCGTAAAGCACCATGAACTTTTGCAGCCTCTTGGAGTCACCGGACACTACCGAACCAATGGCCCATTCGATTTTGTGCCGCTCGGCAGGAGAGTACAGAACACTCATGAGCTTGTCATAAGAGTTTGCCTCACCCTGCTCAAGCGGATAATTCAGCATCTTGCTGGCATAGTCTTTTTTCCCCGTTTTGCTGTTTGAAAATATCAGTTTCTCGTCGAGCATATGGAACTGGTCCTTCATCTGCTTCTGGCAGTATTTATGCCAGGTGTCGATCATTCCGGTTTCCGCGTCCCACATGTGCATGACTCGATAATTGTCATCAAAACGCTTACAGTTTTCCTCGGCGTATCGGTCCAGTTCGCGGTCGATCAGGTCAACCGCATCCTGTTCATCAGTCGACCACAATCCCCGTTCCTCAATCCAGATAGCGTAGAAATCGCCGCCTCTAATCATGAGGTCGCTGCTTTTCTTGATGATAAACTTGGGATAGATCTCGATGATACCACGCTTGCCACTGCGCGTTGCAATCACCAAGAAGTCTAACATTGATTACTCTCCTTCGCTGAACTCCAACTTCTTTACTCGAACAGAGAGCTGATAGACCTGCTCCTCCAGCTTCCTGCGCTCCACCTCGGTTGCTGCGGCAAGGACCATCGCCCCTACCGCAAGCAACTTGAACATCTTCGTGCTGCGAGCCTGCCGCTGCATCTGCTTGCAGAAATTCTTAGACGGCATGACCGTCACGAAAATATCATGCGTGATCGTATTCATGTTAAACTCCCTTCTCTGATGATCTCGTTAAGATAGCAATTCATCTGATACCAGATTTCCATAGACCGCATATCAAACCGAGGGTTACGGATTGTGAACAGACCGCCCTTACCATCCGGTGCGTAGTCATGATCCATAAAACGGTCGAGAATCTCGTCGACACGAACAGGATCAAACCGAACATCGCTCATGGAACCAAGGCCCAAACTGACAAGCATACTCCAGAACCACTGTCCGGTGCGGTTGCCAATATCAGGGTCTTCCATGATGTGTTCTTCACATCGAATGGCAAGGGCGATCATCATTTCAAGGATGCTGCAAGGCCGAATATCAAGGCGGTTGGCAATTACAGCATCACGATAGCCTTGCTCGCGACCGAACCGATATCTAAGCTCGATGCCATCCTCGGCCCGGTTGCCGTCCATCGGGATTGTGTACGCAAACTCCGTGTCGTGGAGCTTGTAGAACAGTCGCCGATAGGACTTATTAGAATATCGGTCGTCGACCACGAGCCGGTACATCCACTCGAAATATGGATCATTAAGCTCGCTTTTGGTCAAGGTCAGACCTCCTCGTCATTATTCGGAGGAAAGTTTTTCTTCTTGAAGTCGCTGAAATCACGCAGATCCTTGAGAATCTCGTAGTCACAGCGCTTTGCATCACTCCTTACGAACACCGAATCGTCTTCGTATTCGCCGAAGTGGTCCAGCCCATCGCCGATGATTTCCTCCACATCATCAACGATTTCACCGCACTCATCAGCCAAGACGCCATCAGCGAAGTAGGTCAGGCTGACTTTCGTATAGTCTTCAAGCTCTCCGAATTCATCAGGAGAGATGACATACGGAACTTCACCAGGCGTTCCAGAGGGCTTCTCGTCAATCGTTCTGGAGTAGTCCTTATAACCAGCCTCCTGCAAACGCTGAGTGTACTCGGTAATGCTACCCTTATCCATGTGCTTGGCAGCATTTACAACCGAGACAGTTTTTTCTTCCGTTGTCGGTTTCTCGCGCTTGGCATATGCTGCTTTGACCGAGGCAATCTCTTCCTCGGCGAGTTTTGCGTACTTATCCTTCAGATAGTACCAGGCGCCTGCTGCGCCGATAGTAAGACCTGCCACAAAGGCAAAGCCGGTAGATGCTTTACTCATCTTCGTCCTCCTCATCGTCTCGGATGCTCATGACGGTCGTAGCCAGGCCGCCAAAGAGTAAAGCGCCACTCAACAGCAATCCGCCGGTGATGTGACGCTTACGCTTTGTGTCAAGAACATAGTCGAGCATGGAAATAAAATTCGCAATTCCCTCCATGTCAGTCACTCCTTGTAGCTGAGGACTGCTGCTCCGCCCACCAGGCAGAGGCCGGACATAGTCGCCAGGGTATAAGAGAGCAGGGAAAGCATGATCTTCTTCATAATTGTTCCTCCTTTTAATCATAGCTTGAGAAGTAATGGTTTCCGACCTGGAACATAGGAACTCCATAGTCGCTATAATGGCCCGCATTGAAGAACACGACATCGTAGTCAGTACGATTTTCCAGTTCTTCTTCAACGAGCTTTACCAGCTCGTCCATAACATAGCAGCGGGTGATACGGTCGCCGTACATACCCGCATACTGGTTTTTCTGCCAGATGACCTCAGAGATCGTATCCGGGAAATGCGGATCGTCCACACGATTAAGAACGCTGTCAATGACAAGTCGCTGGCCTTGCTCGCATTCGCCCTCGGCTTCCGCCATAGTGCAGAGAGCAAGAAGCTCGATTTCCTCCTTCGTAGCCAAAGGCTCTGGTTCGGGAGTTGGTTCAGGCTCTTCCTCCAGTAAAATATCAGTGGACGGAGCAGATGCCTCGATGATCAGAGAGAGAGGTTCCGTCTGAATCATAGGCTGTTCCGGAACCGTTTTGGTCGTCGTTGCATTTATCACAAAGTTGCAGGATATGAAAATAGCCCCGACGAAGATAAGAAGGCAAATAAGCAATTTTTTCATCGGCTTGTCCTCATGCGAGATAGTCATTCTGGTGGTCGACGATCTTGGAAGTGATGTCACCGACAACATTGAAGTCCAGAATGAATGCGCGCTTGTACTCGTCCGAATCAGCATCGTGACGACGAATCTCGGTCATACCGAAGTCGACAAAGTTGTCGCCGTAAGGCTTCTTGTCGTCATAGATCCAACCGACAACAGCGCCGGCTTTGGTGCGCTTGAAACCGAGCATATCGTAAACTTCGTTCAGGAAGAGGTGACCCTGGGACTTGAGCATATCATTCGCCTGAGCCTGACGAGCACGCAGATAGAAGAGGTTCATTTCAGGGTCCTGCTTCCAATCGGAGTGGGTATCATCAAACACTTTTGCGTAAGGGCCGTAGTCAGAGCCATCCCAGTTCTCACCGGCGACATTCACATTCTGCTTGACCTTCTTTTCCTTGCCCTTGTCGTCCGTGACGGTCTCTTCGATCTCCTGCGCCTTGATGTTGTAGCGCAGCTCCTTTTCAACCTGTTCGCCGAAACGCTCGATTACGCGGTCACAATAATCCTTGAAAGACTTATCAACAGCAGCGTAAGCAGCCGCCAGAGCGACATTGCGCTTCTTCATGATGTTGTGGCTTGCGAGAATGCTGGCGATAGAAGCTGCACCGAGCATGACCGCAGGGGCATACAGCTTTGCGAACTTCACGCCGGTCTGAACATAGGCGATGGCGAGATCTTTCTTGTGATCCTCTTCGGAGTAGGACTCACCAGCCTTGGTGACGCCGTTTTCCTTGGCCTCACGAATATCAGCGAGAGAGTTCTTAGACTCCTCAACGATGGCACCTGCCTTGGTGGTAGCCTTGCAGGCCAGAACGGCACTTGCAACAGCACCTACGATGCCGATGCCGACAAGAATTTCGGGGCTCTTCTTCTGGAGCCCAAAGCCGACCTTGGAGAAGGTACGCTTTGCGGAAGTCATGATTTCATTAGCTTTCATGGTAATAAATCCTTTCTTAATTGTAGTTTTCAGCTCAGTTTTCGAGCTCTTTCATGTATTCGTAATACTCGGACTCAGTCGGGAACAGTATCCATGTTCCGTCGACGAAGCCTCTGTACCCGCTTGAGACAAAATATCCGTACATGACTGCACCTCTTTTTAGGTGATTTGGATTGCTCTGGGAAGCTGCAAGATGTAGCCGTCCCTCGTTCTGGCGACTCTGGCACTCTGAATATCAGTCCAGCCGTACTTATCAGCCATGTAATTCTGGCAAGTAAGTCCGGCGAGGTCATAGAGATCCAGCACGCTGGCCATGCCATAGTTGGCAATAGCGGATTCTAACTGGTCGAGGACGAGGTCTGCATCTCCACGGTTGTCGAAGATGATGTCATCGAACTCAAACCCGGCGACAGGTCTCGGCCGCTGATTGTAGTTCCTGCGGTCATCTCTGCGAGGATCGTCATAATACCGCTGATACGATACCTTTGATCCGGCGTTCTTCCGAGTGCCGATGCGGCCGGCTTCGCCAAAGAGAACAATGCTGACAACATCGGCGATGGCGTTCTTCAAACCAGGGATAACGACATCCGTGATGATGAAGGTTTTAACATCGCCAACTTCATCAGGCATGAATATGCCGGCAAATTTCTTGACCTCGCTCTGCTTGCGGGTCTTTGCTGTGCCGTTGACAACTTTCTCCACTCGTTTGGAGGGAGGACTTGTGTTTTCTCTCGCGCTATGCGAGTTATCAGGATATTCAGGCATTAGTGCACCTCCAAAATTTGATAAAAAGAAAAAAGGGAAAGCGCCCTGTTATTGGCACTCTCCCTTGTAGAACTCCGCAATTTACTTTTCTTAGTTTTCCTCGGAATCCTCGTCTGCCGAGTCGATTTCGGCCTTGTCGGTCTTAGCGGCTTCAGCCAGCTTCTTCGCAGCGACCTTCTCTTCGATGATCACCCGCAGCTTCTTCGCTCCGCCAATTACGGCGTAAGCAATGAAACCTCCGATGACACCGGCGAGCAGGGCACCAGCATTAGAGCTGTCCTGAGTCTCGTCGACTTCCGTAGCTTCGATTTCCTCGATCTCGTTCATTCTCTTGTCTTCCATAGTAAAATTCTCCTTTTCAAAAGTATTTTTTGTTGTTTGGTTCTCCATAATAGGAGATGCAAAATCTGCGCTTACCAAAGGTAAATAGGCGGGTGGTTATGACCGACGACAAGGCAAGGCGTTCCATCATCAGCCAACTGTGTGCTGAAATCGAGGTCTATGTAGCCTTTTCCATTGTCAATGTCCCACCCGAGATGCTCTCCGACCTCAGCCTCGCTCAGACCGATCTCATCATAGAAATCATTCAGCGAAACACGCATCTCGTCGCGCATTCGTTTGTTCAGTTCATTCATAGCACGCATCAGGCGGTCGCGATCGGACTTGAAATATCGGTTTGTAAGGGGGTCGAAGCAGAGAATATCACCACCTCCGGTAATGATGACCTCGCGTTCGCCAAGAGGGTGCTTTGTGAGCGTCTCCTTGGCAACTGCATCACGGATCGCCTGCTCTTTTTTCTCGCCGACTACCTCAACAGCCTTCTCTTTGTACTCCTTGAGAGCCGTTTCGGAGATGGAATAAGCCGTTGCAAGAGCAGTGTTGCGGCGAAGATTTGCAGAGCTGGCGCCTACAAGGCAGGCTGTGGACAGCACGCCTGTAACAGCAGCCGGAACATAGCACTTCCATGTGGTGGCAACGATCTCCTTGTTGCTCAGACGCCGGTTTTCCTTGATTTCTCTGGCGTCGATGAGCTGCAAAGCCTTTGGCGTTGCTCGAACGGCGGATACAGTGGTGGCGATCATCCCGGCAATTCCGATGCCGGTGAGGATCTCAGGGCTGTGCTTTTTCATTGACTTCTGGACGCTTTTCAACGCCTCGATAATGGTTTGTTTTGTCATTTGAGTTCTCCTCTCTAAATAGTGTTAAGCATTCATCGGCGAAATCGGCGGCAATCGAAAATATCAGTCCTTCATCCGTACCATCTGCGATAGATGAGAAAATCACCATTTTCATGGTGAACTCCTCGATCACATCTTCCGGATCATCGAATGGATGGTCTAAAATTGCCTCGATCATCTCCCATGCCGCCCATCTCGAAAAGCAAGACTCTTCAAAGTGATGGCGTGGCCAAAAAATCTCGGGCTCGTCCGATTCTCTGAGATAGTCGAGAAGTGCTTGTACAGCCGTATCATTTGTCATGAGTTCACCTCGAAAAAAGAGAAGAGCCCTGTTTAGGACTCGTCCTCTTCGTTTCTGGCAGCAAGTGCTTCGTTGACCTTCTCCTCGATAATTGCTTCCTGCTCCTTGTTGTCGGCCCAGCCGGATAACAATGTTCCGATCCCGCCAAGGACGACCCCCGCAAGGGACAGCAGCTTAAAGATATTTCTCTGGTTCATAAAGCATGACCTCCTTTCCATAATAGGCGATGTAGTTTTTGCGGGAAATCAATAATCCCACGCAGATTCTGGTTGAGGGCCGAACTCAGCATCGACGACATAACACGGAATCTCTCCGTTCAGTCCATCATCAACCATAGCCTTCGAGTTATCGAAGTCGATCCAGTACATGCCATCAGACAGCAACCAGCCAACAACATCTCCGCCTTCGACATGGCTTATTCCAAGGAAGTCGTAGAAATCGTTCAGAGTTACGAACGCGCCGAGAACCATATTCCTGTTGATGTGATATTCTGCTTGCAGGACTTGGCTTATGGTTGCCTGAAAATATCTTTTGGAGAAGCTGTCGTAGAAGAGTCGCTGCTCCTCGTTGGCATCTTCAAACTCCAAAGATGAATTGGAGAAGCCTCCGGTAGCCGTAATAGGCGGCATACTGCTTTTCTCTGCGGCGATGGACTCCATGATCTTCTTGTGAGCATCTTCGCCATACAGTTCTTTCAATTTATGCTTATAGTCAGAATAGGATCGGTTTACGAGCGCATAGGCACTGGCAAGAGACGCCTGCTGCTTCTTATTGAGGGTATTCGCCCCAAAGATGCAGATGATCGTAGCGACGCCCGTGGCCGCAGCAGGTATGTAGCATTTCCAACATGATTTGACGGCTTCGAGCTTTGTTGCAGCATAAGGGTCGCCATCGTGATTTCTCCTGCTGTCAGCCTTGATAAGACTATCCGCTTTCGGGGTTGCCTTGACAGCCAGAACCGCGGTTGCTACAACGCCAGCGGCTCCGATGCATGTTAGAATGGTGGGAGACGCCTTCTTTAAGCTTCTCCCGATCTTAGGGTCGAGTTTCATCTGAATTCTCCTTTCATTTCATTGCATTTAAGAGATCTAAAATATCAGCAGCGACCGAACTGGCAGTTTGAAAGATCTCATGCATCTCTTGGTTCTCTCCTGAGTGATTTGAATAGCGAGCCATCTTCATGGCGAACTCGTTTGTGAATCTGATAAATTCGTCGACCGATCCATCGGAGCGATGATGGAGCCGCTTGCGAATGTAGTTCTCAAGCTCTCTGATCGCCCACTGCTTTGTGCTTGCCTCCTTGAACTCTTTTTTCCATTTCCAGAGAAGCGGAGGCGACCATGCATCCATGGTGTACATGTCGCACAAGATCAGTTCAAATTGCTCGATGTTCATGCTTTCTCCTTTCGTCCAAAATAAAAAGTAAAGAAGCAGTATCGGACTCGAACCGATCACCTCTTCACTGGTTTTGTGAAGCGCTCTACCACTGAGCTAACTGTTTCTCCATAATATGAGTTGCAAAATCTGCGGAAAAAGAAAAGAGCCGCATAAAACGGCTCAATTCCTCAGATTCCAATAGTCTTCAATAGTTTGTTAAGTTCTTCTTTCGTAAGGTCCGCATCCAAATCCAGATGGACATGCGTCTTATCATCAATGACTGTCGTCCGGAACTCATTGAGCTGAATATCTACTTCACAGCCCAATTTTGTCCGAAGTACCTTCTTTACGATCCTCGATACAAGTCCTGTCATGAATTTCGATTGAATCTTCATCTCATCCATACTCCTAACCCCTTTCATAGGTATTGGTATCCATAATAGGGGCTGCTGGATTGGCGCTAAATATCACGGCGGTCGAAGACCGTTTCCCAACGCTGCTTTTGCAAAGGCTTCATTTTCAACGCCCACATGATTTGCCGAATCGTTACAGTTGGCCAGAGTCCGTCCGTACAAGTTCCGGCCCGTTCATCAAAGAATTCCTTGAATTTCGGGTGAACATAGAGGGCATCTGTCAGCCATGCATCCACCTCTGTCCAGAATGTGGACTTGGTTTCGGCATCATACCGCTGTTGGATCACAGCAAGACCTTTATCTCCGATTTCAAACAGTGTGCAGCTATCGTAGACCGGATGGTCGCAAATGTAACGCTTTCCGTACATTGAAAGATAAATTGTAGGCTTTTCATAGTGGTATCGCATCTCCATCTCCAAAACAAAAAGAGGAAAGCCCCTGTTACAGGACCCTCCTCCGTTGATAATGCTTTAGTCGTCAAACATTTTGCATGACACTTTGCAGTAAGGGTAGGGACCACCGCAAGCTTTACAACCTGCGGGCGGCATGTCATCCCTGAAGATCAGATACTCGTCGCCTCTTTCATCGAGTCCGAGTTCCATTTCGTCTGCGCTCTCGTACTCATAATCCAATTCCTCAATTTCCCATCCACAGGACGGGCAGGCATAAATACCGCATCCGCCTTCGGGATCTTCTTTCCGATCCATCACCGCTCCGCACTTGTTGCAGATGGCGTATCCCTTATTCAGGTAGTCCATCAATTCACTACCTGCCGGTTTAACAACCTTTCTACCTTTTCTGCGCACTTTCATTACCTCCTGTTAATCTGGAAGTATCTGCTATTATACAGTACCCCCGGTATTAAGTCGAGAGATATAAAGAGCTCTTCGGTATCTCCTTTCCATAAAGCGCCCTGCAAAATCTACGAAAAAAGCGAAGAGAGCGTGTTTTTTACACGACTCTCAACGCCTGTTGGCTCAACTCTTTCGAGTAGGCTTGAAGCGATTGAACAGATTCTTGAATGTCTGGGATGTAAATGTCCCCGTTTCCTCGAATCTCAGTCCTCTTCTCATCCAAACGC